GGTAGAGATTTCGTATCCGGAGCCGGGGGTGGGGGTGGAGAATTGGAGGTCGGAGTCGGTATCGATATTGATGAATTGAGACGGTCCTTTATCGAGGGTTGTGAGGACGATTTGGTCGTTATCGAAGTCGAGGTTCACATTGATGTTGGTGAAGTAGGCTTTGAGGGCGTTGAAGATTTCGGCTTTGGTGGTGCAGCTGGTTGTGATGTTAAGGGTTAGGGATGAGGTGTTGGTGGTGATGGTAATGTAGCGACCGGACTGGTCGGGCAGCGGGTAGTTTGACAAGTCGACGGCGGAGGCCGGGGTAGCGTATCGAGATTTCAGCTGCTCGAGCAGGGGGAAGACGGAGTAGAGTGGGGTGCCGTTGCAATACTGGACGACCAGGTCGAGAAGCCAGCAGTTGGTGAGAGGCACGCAGTTGTAGTCACGAAGCCAAACGTTCAGGCGAGAAGTTCCCATAGTGTATCTCCTTGGTTATGGGTTGGTGATGGGGCATGATAGGATTTATTCTTTTATTGTGCAAATGTATTTGAGGAAGTTTTCGGAAGTTATCCGTGTATTTGGGACTTATGGGCTTTGCAGGTTTATTTTATTGTGTATTTTATTGTGTATTTTTAAGGAGTTATGGAAGTTAATAATATTTGATAAAAATTTATGTGCGTGTTACTATAATTATATTCGATTAATTCGGATAACAACCAAGGCAAGGAGGGAACCAATGCACTATTGTTGCGGGGATTATGTCATTATCCCTAGTTGTGACGACAGATTTATCGTTGTTGCGAGGTCTAGGTGGCATGACTATCTGGAGGCAGATATTTTGCTGTCCGCAGACAGTTTACGAAGAGCAGTAAAGTGGGTTGACCGTGCGGTTAGGATTGACTTAGGGATTACTAGCAGAGGCTTCGTAAATGGATATGAAGTCTGTAGGCTTTAGCTAGAAGGGATCATCGAGTCTTTAAAGGATAATTGATTATCCTTTAATTAATACAGGAAGGAGGTTTGTAACCGGGACTACAAACCGAGTTGAAGAAGAAGTAGTGGAGTTCGAAATAACTCCTAGGCAGTTAGAAGAATATAGCTCCAGGTATGAGAGAGTCATGATAGATCTTATATTTAATAAGAAGATCATGGATAGCTTGGGGCGAATGCTTATTGAGCGGGTGGAGGGGGTGCAGGCTTATAATCAGTATATGGAGTTCACTGGCAGGTTGGATTTTGTTTTACTTATGATGGAGGTCATAGGCAAAACCGTTGAATGGAAGTCGTTAGAAATTTTAGAGCTTCCGAGTGAGGAGGCGGTTAAGAATGCTATGACTGTCACTGCCGAGATATTGAGTTGTCCGGGCAAATCTGTTCGAAGCATTAGTAGTAGCGTATGGAAGAGCTTCGATGAAATATCCCGTCGGGAGCAGGCACGGTACTTGCTTCTGGACCTAATGATTAAGGAAGTATGTAAGTTTCCTTATCGAGTAAAGACCGAAGTGGAGCCAAAAGTAACGGAGGATATGCGTTTATTATTCTATCGACTATTACAAATACAGAATACGCCGAGGGATCGCTCAATTAAGGATGCCCCCGGAGTCCCGGTAGTATCTCGTATTCATACTCTTATATGGTTGATGGCCAAGCTTTTACGGGTGGTGTCCAGTTCGAGGCCAAAGCCGTTGACCAGGGATTTTGTGGTGGGATATTCAACGGAGGTTTTGCGTATTTTGGAAAACCCTCTTAGGGGGCAAGAGGAGAGGTATCTTAGGAGAGTTAAAGAACTAACTAAAGATGGGTGGACTTTAGGTAATAGAGTTGACGTAGGGAGGAAGACAACTCCCTGGTTAATACCTTTTGAGGAGGCCCCGGTTGCCGCATTGCAACGAGACCGGGTAATGTGGGCGATCGTTTTATTGATTATCGGGTATTACGAGTGTTTTTAGAAGGTTGAGAAGAAATGTTATAAAGAAAGGGAGGTTTGTATTTATGGATGCGACTGTAAATGAAGAAGAGGTATTGGGAGTTGAGTATACAAAGGAACAGTTGGATGAGTATCGGAGGGATTCCGAGGGGATTATTCTTAATGTGTTGGACGACCAGGAGTTTATAACAGGGATATGGAAGAAGTTGGCGTGTTCGCCTATTGGGGGTGCTGCTTGTGACCAATTTATGTGCATGATTAATTGCCCGGATTTGATTATGTTATTGTTGAGGGTCATCGAAAAGACGGCTGAGTGGGAAGACCCAGGGCCGTTGAGGCCTGTAAGTGCCGAGACTGTAAGGTACACCCTAAGGATGCTTTCCGAAATTCTGAGTAATCCGGAGAAGTCGGTTCGGGAGTTGGATAGCAGTGAAGTGGGGACATTCTCTGAGTGGCCAGAGAGGATACAGGTGAAGTATTTATTTTTTGAGTTGTTGATTAAGCAAAGATTTAATTTGCCCCGCAAGTCGGTAAGCCGGGAGACCCTTGTGTTGAGTCGGAGGGCTTGTGATTTGATGGGCCGCATGAAGGGGGTTACGATCATGCAGCAGTTAGGCTCATTACAAGGAGTTCTTGGGTTAGACGTTCTCTTGAGAATGCATACCATAATGGGCCTTATGGCTAAGATATTCAATGCTAATCCTATTTATATGTACACTCCTTTGTTACCCAGGTTTGCGGTTGGCTATGCGATAGACGTTCTCCAGGTTCTATCAAATCACAGGCTTTCTGTAGAGCAGAGGCATAACCGTAGAGCTGAGGGGTTATTGGATGCTGGGTGGAAGTCGGGTAAGGTGCTTGATGTAGATAATAAGATTACTTATATAGTCGACCCATTTTCGAAGTTGTCTAAGAAGACGCAGCAGAGAGAGATACTCATGGAAGCGGTAGTGTTCACCCTAGCAGGGCTAGGGCAGTATATCTAAGCAGTCTATCGACAGAATAAGTAACATTATAGATGGAGGGTACAGGCATGAACGATAAGAAAGTCGTTGGGTTGGAGTTTACACCCGTTCAGCTGGCAGACTATAGGTTGCACGCCAGACGGTTGATATTAGAAGTGGTGGCTGATTCTAAGTTTATGGAGGGTATTTGGAGTAAGCTGTTGAGTTATCCTGGGGCATTTGCCTTGGAAAGTTTCATTAGGTTTACTGAAGCTCCGGAAGACTTGCTTTTGGCATTGGAAGTTATGGGTATGACCATCAAGGGTTTGGAGTTGGGTGTGTTAAGAAATGTAAGTCGTGAGGGTATACGTAATGTATTTTCGGCAACGGCCAGTATGGCATGTAGTCCTGGAGGTACCGTTAGAGATGCTTGCGAAGAGATGGCTCCGCCATTCTATTGTTGGCCACACAGGGTTAAGGTTCAGTATTTGTTTCTTGGGCTACTTTTTAAAGAGAAATTCGGTATCCCTTATACCTTTAGAGCCATTGAAACCACGGAAAATAATAATAGGATTAATCGGTTAGCTTCGGACATATCCGGGGTTATGAGGATACCGGACGAACTTTCCATTGAGGGAGTTCCGGGGATAGAGTACTTATTGAGGGTGCACACGCTTCTTGGGCTGTTAGCAAGCATTTTTCAGAGCAACCCTTCGTATATTAATACACCGTTAACTGTGCCTTGTGCTAAGGGTTATGCTGTGGATATGCTGAGGTTGTTGAAGGACCTTAATAGGACTGATGAAGATTTGCATGACGAGAGAGTTGCGGGTCTGTCTGCTTCTGGGTGGGTTTATGGCAAGGAGTCGGATTATGAAAAGAAGGTTAGTTCTATGTTAGTGCTCTATTACAAACTCCCTGATTTGATTAAAACTCGTGACAGGTTATTTAGGGCTATCGTTTTAACGTTGGTTGGCTTGGGGGAATATATTCAGAGTTAGTCCATAGAATTTATATAGAGAAAGGAAGGAAGTCATGGGTAAGCCTAAGGCTATGAGTGAAGCCATGCTCATGGGGATACGTGAGTTGGTTATTGTCTGTAAGAACTCGTTGGACGAGGGAGATTACATCTCTAGGTGGGAGAAATTCGCAGAAGAAGGTTTTGTTGAGTTGCTTTATGAGGAGTACCAGCTGGAAGATGGGGTACTTGATAGGGCTCGGGTTCATGCAGATTGGGTTGATGAGCAGTTGGCAGACGGGTGGTTTTTAGGAGATACGTTTGATGAGGCTTTGAGAACTGACCCTAATTTGGTTGAGTATGAAAAGTTGTCAAAAACAGCTTTGGATCTTGATAAGGCATTTTTTGGGATGGTGTCGGATTATTTGACAATGAAAGGGATAGAAAGGAGGGCAGAAAATGGAGCATTTAACTAGGGGTCTTGTAAACAGTAATGGTTCTTCTGTGTTTGAGGGGTTGACGGCTTTGCTTAAGGGTAAGGTTTGTACGACGTACATTGAAGGGAGGTTTAATGCCCTTGAGGGCGATGAAGAAAAGATGGCTCAGTTTACGTATGTGGTTTCAAAGTTGGACAAGATTCGGTTGATTTTGGAATTACTCAATCTCACTATGGAGGAGAAGTCGATAGGTGATTTTAGTCCTATCGGACAAGAAGAGCTTATTAATACTATGAGTTTCTTGGTTGATATGATTCTGAAGCCAAATGTTTCAATAGAAGAGTTGTATAATGAATTTGTGACTGATATGAAAAGTTCGGGGTGGAGTTTAGGGGAGGAGTTGGATAGGGAAAACAAAATTCATCCGGGTTTAATTTTATTTAAGGATCTTCCATATTCCGTGAGGGCGAGTTATCTGACTTTCGAAGCTGTAGTCAGAATTTTATTGGAGATGAAATGACAGATAAAAGAAAGAAGGAATGGGTTCCATACATTATGCAAAGAGGTAATGGGGCTAAGTTTAGGCTATTAAGCAGCAGTCTTCCTACCGAGGAGGTGGAGAAGATTAAAAAGTTTATGGAACTGGTTATGGAGGACAACGGGATTGCCGAGGGGTCAAATGAATATAATATTATTATGGGCCGATGTATACACCAGGAAAGGTTGATTTCAAAGATTTTCATGATATTGAGGGTGTTTGAAAGTCTTGTTACGGATGACGAAGAGATTATGTATAGGGAGCTGACTCCGGAGAGGTATGCGGTATATACCAGCAATGTAGTAGATATAGTTGCTCACCCCGAAGAGGGGGCTAAAGATAGGCATGAAAGATATCGGCGGAAAATGTTAGATATGGGTTGGAAGCTAGGGGTCAAGTCCGATGTGAAGAATAAAGTCAGTGCCCTTTTGGTTCCATATGAGTCTTTGGATAAAAAGTTACGCATTTTTAATTTATTTTTTGAGATGATAGTTAGATTGGTATTAAAGATGAAAATATATGAGGGTATTTATGAAGAACAATGAAAGCACGGAGTTTCGAAAGATTAGGCTTAAGGAGTTCGCGGGGGCTGTATCGGATATAATGCAAAGGGCCGGTTGGCTGATAACCGGAAGGGACGTGCTGCCTTATGACGCAGCACACAGTCAAGAAGTTTATGAGGCCTACACGGGTCTCGTAAAAGAATTTATTAAAGACCCATTGGCAACTTTGAGGGGCATGTACGAGGCGTCTCGAAAGGATAAGGTTGCTGAAGGATGGGTTTATGGAGAAGAATTTAATGAAGCCAAAAAAACCAGTCCGCAAATGTTGCCCTACGATGAGTTAGATTCATACGTTAAGTCTATGGATAAAGTATTAGAGACAGTGTTGAAGTCTGTAGCAGTTATGGTTAAGAAAGAGGAATAGGAATATGGAAAAGGAGTTTTCATCTAGGGCGATCGATGATTCAAAGGTAACAAATGCTAGGGGTCTTTTCTTGGCTCATGTTTTTCGGGAGTTGATGTCAAAGGTGAGACTTCTAGTGCATGGGGAGGAGATTGAAAGGCATGAGCCAGGGTCAGAAGCTGATTTAAAGTCTTTAATCGGTTATGTTGAGTTAATTAAAATTGTTGCGAAAACCCCGAGTCAATCCATGAAGGAGGTACATGAAGAATGGTTTGAAAGGAAGGTTAAAGAGGGGTGGGTTTATGGGGAGAGGCATAACGAAGAGAAGAAGATGAGTCCAAGAATTTTGCCGTACGACCAGGCAGTAGGTAACATAAAGTCTATAGATAAAATATTTGAGTTGTCTGTAAGGGCATTGCTGTATAAAGGAGAATAGAATGATGGATGTACAAGCCATTATGGCGACAGATGAAACTAGTTTAAGGGTGTTAAGGATAATTCATGAGGTTATGCACAAGTTTGAATGGATTCTTACCGGGAATCCCGACTCGTTAGTTTGCGAGCCTGATGAAGATGATTTCATTTCATATTTGAATATTATGGTGAGGTTTGACCAAGACTCTACATATTCGATGAGAAAGCGCCATGAGGAGTGGCTTAAATTGAAGGTTGACGAGGGGTGGAGATATGGGAAGAAAGAAGATGAGGCGAATATGGTTGACCCCTGCATACTTCCGTATGATGAGCTTCCATACGTAATACGGGCTATGGATGAGCTTTTTGAGACCTTGATAAAAGCAATATATGCGTCGGGTAAAATTTCAGTGGTTCATCATAGTAGTGCTGATAAGGATACCCGTACATTGCATTAGGTTATGGTTGTGCGCACCTAGGCGGTTGTGCTAAGTCGCACGGATATGTTTTGTTTGGAGGCAGAATTATGATATATAAGCCAGATTTAAAGGCCATGCAAAGTTTGATTGTAGCTTCATGGGATATATCTGAGTGTAAGTTGGGCAAGGATAGAGTGTATGTTTATAAGATATTGAAGGTACTTTTGGATTATGATTTAGTTAAGATAACTAGGTTATATTTAAAATACGGTGTAACCTATACAAGAGAATTACATGCGTGGCTTTTTGACATAGTACTATCTACGGTTTCAAAGTTCTGTCTTGAGAATGCTAATTATGTTTGGTTTTTAGTTACAGATATCTTGCTTGAAATTCTTCAGGGTGTTCATAGGGATATTCAGATTAGGCTGGGGCATGTTCCCTATGATAGTTGTTTGACTTCTATGGTTAGAACAATTAGGGATACTGTGGCTTGTATTGACTATTCTAGGTGTTATCTTCTTGCCGATTGACCTCCTATCCTATTCGGATAAATTAAACTAATACTGTAGTTTATAAACTTTCAGGACAAACATGGTTTGGTCTTGAAATCTTATGTAGGCATATTATATTATTATTGTAGTCATTAGAATCTAACCTAATGACTATGGATAGGAGATATGCCATAGATATGCACTGTGATATGTCAATATCGGATGATACATCCACTTTACAGACATATTTTGGGATATTATACCCGTGTCTCATGTATATCATCGACAACACATACGATATTACTGTAATATTCACTAAAGATTCCAAGTTATGCTCACATTGCAGACTATTACCGCCAAATTGACCAGTTATCATGGTTTTAAGTCTTGTAACTCACTTAAAATTACGCATATTATTATTAATGGATATGTTAATTATATTACAGATTGTCGACTACAGGGGATACTAAGATGGATGAGATAATGGATAGAGACCTGGAGCGTGTGTCGTCTGCAATTCATCAATCAGGGGCAAAACCTGCCGCGAGGGTGATGACCACCGCCTCTGCATTGCCTTATGCGGATATTGGGCAGCAAAAGAGGCTTCGCAAGGGCAAATGGCTGGTATCATATCTGTGCTCTAGGGGCCCAAGAGATGATTTAGAGAGGGTTGTGTTACGCGCCGGATACAAAATTCGGAGTAGGTATTCGAACAAATGGAGCCATTTTGTGATCTTCGATGAATAACCATTAAGATAAGGCAACAAATAAAGAAAGGAAATGAAAATGTCAAAGCACAAAAAACCAAGTTGGTCATTTACGGCTAATGCCGTTGAAGAGGTGGATGTCAATCGGGTATTGGCTGAAGCTCCTAAGAGTGCACAATGGGTGGTTATTGCCGACAAGGTTGGCGAGCCAGTATTGTTGTGTATCCGTGAGGAGTATTTGCGGAGGTTCACGGCGGATGACCGACTTGAAGTGTGTGGGACCAGTCTTCAGAATGGATGGGGGTGTAGATACCTCCCCTATTTCGGACATGAAAACGGGTGCTTGACGGTACCCAAGTGCTCTTCTTGCTCTGGGAAGCCAGTTCTTGAGGGGTGGAGAGCTTCCGATAACTATATGCACTCACACCCTATGTCGAGGGAGGAGATTCGCCGTATGGCCGCGACAGATAACTATGTTCGGAGAATACCTGTACGTGTATATCTTGCGGGGGATTATCATGAGTAAAAAGTATCCAATACCAACCATGGAAGAGCCGGATGAAGAGCAGCTTGAGGAATGGGTTTATGATTCCGTGTGTGAGGCTACTGATGGGTGTACGGTTGAGCCTGATGGGGTATGTCCCCATGGATACCCTTCTTGGCTCCTTTATCTAGGGCTGATTTAGGAGGTGTAATATGTCCGAGACTACGTCCATTTTGGAGGAGTTGGTTACGGGCTTTACCTTATTGCGGGCACAGGTTCCTGAGGGTGTAAAGGCTACAGAAGATTTTCTTTTGGAATACCTAGATCTACGGGCCGGGACGCTAGGGACCCTGATATGTGTTATGAAGCCGTCGTGGCTTCTGTTGAAAGAAGTTTTAAGTGTGGATCTGTGTACTCATTATGCAATGCAGGACAGTTATCACGACAATCATATCGAATACACAGGAATGATTCTTAGCACTATTGCCGCACAGGTGTTAATACGAACCTATAGAACTTCATACGTGCGTACGGACACTTATCGTGATACCAGTTTACGATTCGCGACGAATATTAAAGATATGTTAATTGAATATAGACGTATGCCTCATGATAAGTTTTATTAAGGTTAAGTCTTGCGGTAGTAACAGTTAGTTGCAATATTATTATTAGGACTTGCGATAGAAAGGACTCAAAATGAAAGTTACAGGGAAACATGTTATAACGCCAATTCCGCAATGTTATTTTTGCGGGCAAGACAAGGACCGGAGGTCCAGGGGGAAGAAAGTACAAGTGGCACGGGCGATACTGGACCATACCCCATGTAAAGACTGCGCCGACATGATGGAGACTGGGATTCTGTTGGTAGAAGTTTCCAAGGGCTCGACGGCAGAAGTCCCCATATGGAAAGGACAGCAGGTGGCGGTCACCCCCGAGTTTATTGAGGAGGCATTCGACTCAAAAATCGCGAAAAAAGTTCTCGATGTCAGATTTGCCTTCATTGATGGTGAGGGTTGGGATCTGTTGGGATTGCCCCGGGAGGGTGATGAGTAGGAGATGAATTCCCGGTGTATTCCGTTTTGATTCGAAACGGAATTGGGGGGTACAAATAATTAGTTCCGTGCTAGACACGGTGGAAAAGCAAAGAAAAGAAGCGGAGTGCATCATGAAAACAAAAAACACAAAAAACACAAAAAACACAAAAAACACAAAAAGCACAAAAACAAAAAAAGCGGCATACGGAGTTATTAGTTCTCGTACCATCGCGAAGCCACCGAAAGGAAGTGCGGGAGGAAACGCCGCAGAGGTCCTCAAGAAGGGGACACCAAGAGTTCGCAAAGTGTCCAAAGTCGTAAAGACAGCGGATGTGGAGACCAAAAAGACGAGGGAAAAAAAGACGAAGGGAGCCGCGCCGGCCTTCGGGATATTTGAGGTTACCCTTCCCGATGGAAGGGCGATCCAAAGGAGGTTTAAGGCGGGGAAGCAGGTTGTCGGCGCAATACTCGTTAAGGTGGTCGCCGATGATAGGTGGTACGTTCTGCTCTGGACGTCCAAAGATGATTTGGACAAACGGGCAGAGAAAATATATGCCCGATGGGTGGATGAGGGGTCGGATAAGTTCCAGGAGAAGATATATCACGCGGTGCGAACTACCCGGGAGGTCAGACTTGTTGGTGAGCAGGAGACCAAAAAGAAGGTGGAAAGCGAAGACCGGACCGTTCTCAATCGAGTTCGCAAGGGACTTCCGAAGCCGACAGAAGTGACGGAGCCGGTAGACAGTGAGGAAGGAGAGGCCCGCTTCATCTCTGCCGAGGAGCTGAACGGAGGGAAGGCATCGAAAAAGGCCAAAAAGAAGGCTGCCAAAAAAACCGCCCCCAAAAAAACCACCCCCAAAAAGACCACCCCCAAGGCCACCAAGGCCACAAAAGCGAAAAAGACCTCGAAGAAAGGCGTTACGCCCGTAGCGTAGAAACAACCAAGCAACCAATACCCTAGTGGGGAGATTCCCCCTAGGGAAAGGAGGGGTTATGAAACTTTATTTTGTGATGATGATGATGATGTTATGTGCGTGTTCCGAGGATATGTCGGATATTGCCGATGGGGAGGATGGAGGTGATATGTCTTCGACTGCCGATGGGGATACGGATACGGATATGGATACGGATACCGATGGGGACACGGACACGGACACGGACACGGACACCGATACCGACACCGACACCGATACCGACACCGACACCGATGGGGATACCGATGGGGATACCGATGGGGATACGGACACGGACACCGATGGGGATACCGATGCAGACTTCGATCCAGGCACAGATGCCGATATTGATGGGGATACGGATACGGATATCGATACAGATACCGATACCGATACCGATGGGGATACTGATACAGACACGGATACAGACACGGATACAGACACGGATACAGACACGGATACAGACACAGACACTGACACAGATACCGACGCCGACGCCGACGCCGACGCCGACGCCGATGGGGATATTCCGGTAGATGGGTGGATAGAGGGGGAAACGTTGTGCGAGGGGAATATGCTATCTGTGTGCACATCCTCCGATGCGGACTGTCGAGCTGTATCTGTAATGGAATGCCCTCGTATGTGTGTAGATGGAGCATGTGTTGAGTGCGGCGAGTATTCCGACTGCGAAAACCCGGGAAGGGAGGTGTGTGAGGATGGATATTGCAAAACAGCGGATGGATGGGCTGAGATTACGCTTGAGCCTACTGTTTTGGAGATAGAGCCTATTGAGCTTATTTTTCGTGGCGGAGCAGTCTTTGATTCAGAGGAATCAAAGGTTGTAATACAGATGGAGTCGATGAACCGGGAGAAATATACCTTTGAGTTGGGCGTCGATACAATTTATAGGTCTTCTGAGATAAACGCCGCGGGTCTACTTATGCTCAATGGGACACCTGACCCGGATTCTCGTGGGAGTTTTTTTGATTTCAAAATTGAAGATGCGGAGATTACTAGCCTAAGCTATATGTATCCAACAGAAGAATTTCACGGAAATATCCCTATCGCGGAAGGAGATATGAGGCCAGGCGGAGAAATTAGTGGGGCAATAAGCGTAAGTACCTGCCCTACGTATCCCAAGTGCTTCAATTTAAAGGGGAGGTTCTACACAAAGATTCATCTCTAGGACACACGCCTTCCCCGTTTTCCTTTTAGATTTTATCCATTAAATTTCTTGTCACTGTTCGATTCAATTTATTCCCTAATTACTCGCCCAATAATTCTATGTACTCCCCCACGCAACATTAAAAAGAATCCATCAGAACTCAGTCTGAACCGGTCTGACCGGTTTTAGAATTGTATCCTTGATAAACCTCTGAAGGGTTGAAAAATTTCGGTGATATGGCATATTTGTCTTAGAGGATATTAAGGAGTTTTTTATGGAATCACTACAGGATACACGAGACACACAAGAGGTTTATGAGGATAATCTAGACCAAGCAGAGGAGGTGCTTAGGGATACTTCACTAGATACCAAAAAGGGGAGACTTACTGACAAGCAGATATGTAAACTTTCCGATGTCATTTTGAGCTTTTCTCAAATGATGTGCGGGATAAATTTGCACGATTATGAGTTAGAGTTTGGGTGGAGGGCTATTTATTCGATATTGGTTGAAGATGCTGAAGAGATAACCGCTCTTTTTGCTAGACAGTCAGGCAAGACAGAGACGGTTGCAGTTACAGTTTGTGGCTTGATGGTGATGTTGCCGTTGTTAGCTGAGAAGCTTCCGCAGGATGACAGAATACATAAGTTTAAGGATGGCTTTTGGGTGGGCATATATGCCCCTCATTATCATCAGTCAGACATTATGTTTCGTCGTATGAAGGCTAGAATGTATTCTCAGGAGTCTAAAGCTACCTTATTAGACCCAGAAATTGACATCGATTTGACGAAGAAGAAAGTAATAGAGAATCTTAAGCTTCCTAATGGGTCGTTTGTTCATTGTGGAACTGCGGCTCCACAGTCCAAAATTGAGGGGGAAACCTTTCATTTAATTATTTGCGAAGAAGCGCAAGATATAGATAGGAATGCGCTTAGGTCGTCCATTCACCCGATGGCTGCGGCCACGGCTGGGTCATTAATAAAGATAGGCACAGTTAATAGAGTAAAGTCTGATTTTTTTGAAGCTTGCAAGAGGAATAAGAGGTCAGATATCGTTAACGGAAAAACTAGAGCAGCAAAACGTAAGCATTTTGAGTTTGATTATACGGTTGCTCAGAGAAATAATCCGAAATATAGTAAGTATGTAGAAAAGGAGATTGAACGGTTAGGGTACGACTCGGATGATTTCAGGATGAAGTATAGACTTCATTGGTTATTAGAACGTGGCATGTTCGTAAACTCGGATATGTTTGATGAGTGTGGCATTAGAGAAGCTGATTATCTGAAAGTGTACAAAGGAGGCAGAGGGCGCAGAAGAGCAATAAAGTTTGTGCGTTCTCATAATTTAATAACTTATGATCCTTCAACGCAAAAAATTGTGGCGGCAGTAGATGTGGGTAAGGAGTTTTCGACTGTTGTTACTGTTGGTAGGCCGTTTTATGATATGCCTATTGATTATGCGGATACTATTCGATTTCCTATCCATATTTGGAATTGGCTTGAGTTACAGGGAGATGACCATGAGGAGCAGCACTCCAAAATTCTTGATTTCTTAGCCAACTACAGGATTTCGGATGTTATAGTGGATGCTACGGGTAAGGGGGATCCAGTTTATTCGAGGTTGGCTGCGGATCTCAGAAGTTTAGATATAGCAGTTCATCCCTTTATTTTTTCCGCTACGAGCAAAGATAGGGGTTATAAGGCTCTTTTACAGGAGATTAACAGTAAACGGTTTACATATCCAGCCGGATCTATGGCGGCAAGAACACAGAAGTGGAAAAGGTTCCAGTTGCAGATGACCGACTTAAGAAAAACTTGGAGGGGAAACACTATGGTTGTCCAGAAAGATAAGTCCAGTGATGAGGCGCGAGACGATTATTGTATGGCAGAGGACATGGAGGTTCTAACCCAAAGCGGTTGGGAAGGGTTTAAGACATTTTCTACCACTTCATTGGTTGCGAACTATGATCCGGGCACTGAAACAATCCAGTACCTACCTGCAACTAGGGTCATCCGCAGAAGTCTGCATCAAAACGAGTTTATGGTCAGTATTCAGGGGGACTTTGTGGACCAATTAGTCACGGACCAACACAAGATGTATTTTGAGAAAGTGACTAAGGGCAATATTTGGATTAGGGATATAGACACAGCGGAGAGCCTACTTCAAGTATCCCCGAATAAGATTTCAATTCCGGCAGCGGCGAAGCAGACCCCCAGGTGGGCGACGTACCAGCGTCATGAGATACTCTCGATTGTACATAGGATACTGACAGGGGAGTTGCCGAGTATTCCAAAGTCCATGCTTGGGGCATTGACTTCGGATGAATGCTATTTTTTGTTGAGTTTACTTCTTACTAACGGGGAGTGTGGAGAGATAGGAGACACGGATAGAGGGTATTTTGTTAAAAGTAAGGCATTGGCTGATGGAGTGCATGAGTTAGCATTTAAGTCGGGGAATTATTCACGAATAGAAATGACGGATACAGGTTATTTGGTTCACATTTTTGATCTCAAAAGGAGTCCCATAGTTACTTGTGAGAAGAAGGAGTATAGTGGTTCGGTGTGGTGTGTAACAGTGCCTACTGGGTTCTTTATATGCAGACGCAATGGGAAAATTTCTGTGACGGGCAATTGCGACTCGGCAATGATGCTAAATTGGTTGGTGAATGTTGGGGCTTCCATGGAGGTTGAAGAAGGTGATAACATGCTTCTAGGCAGGGTTGCTCGATTGGCGTCTAATGGAGATATTCACGGGGCGGTACGTGCAATGAATCAAAGGCTGAAAACCTACAGGAAAAATTTAGGTTTTAGCAAAAAGCGTAGGCAGAACTCAAAGTGGGATTAATGGAGGAGTAAATGTCCGGATATTCGGTGTCTTCAGCTGAGATAAGGTTTGGCATAGCCAATTCCTTTGAAACCCTTTTCAGTGAGGAATTGGGTTTAAACCATGCGCGTAGGCTTCAAGCATATCGGCGTTATTGGTTAGCATATTTTGGGGAGCATTGGTCGTATAAGAGAGACCCAGGGGAAGTGGAGAATACGGTCAACTATTGCAGAAAGGCAATAAATAGTCATTTGGATTTCGCGTTTAGTAAAGGTTTTGAAAATATAGTTCCGGATGATCCCTCGACGACAGAAAATGAGCAATTAACCCGTGATTTCATTAAGGTGAAGTTGGATGAAACGTGGGAGAAAAACAATAAAGAGCTTTGGCTGGTTGATTGCGGTCAGGGGGGTGGGGTTACAGGGGATGTATTTGCTCGGGTCAGTTGGGATAAGACCGATTTATTCGAGGATGCCTATGCCAGGGTGGACATAATTCCGAGTCATTTTTGCTTCCCTGAGTTCTGCGGGCCGCACGGGGTCGACAGAAAGCGCATAAAGAGGTTACTGATAGTCATCCCGACTTTTATGGATGTTAACTGGAATGAGTTGGCTCCCGGAAGGCTGCTAGAAAAGAACTTGGGCAACAATCGAGTTACCCTAGTGATGAAGGCGGAGCTTTGGACGTCACCAGTGGTGGACGAGAACGGGAATATTCAAACACCGGCTATGGTATATGAGTATGAAGATAATAATCTGATAAGTGAGAGAGTTAATCCCCTACAGGAAATCCCTGTAGTTCATATACCCAATTACCCGGTTACGGGGGAATACTACGGCATCTCGGATTTGGTAGACGTAGTAGATTTGAATACAGAGTTCAATGAAAAGATTACGGACATTTCAGACATCATTGATTATCACGGGTCGCCACAAACGATTGTCAAAGGATGTCGGCTAAATCAGCTTGAGCGAGGGGCTAATCGTATTTGGGGTATTCCCGAGACGGGGGATGTGTTCAACCTTGAGTTGAAGGGGGATATGTCGGCAGCGTTAAAGCACGTTGAGTTCTTGAAGAAGTCTTTTCAGGAGCTCTCGAGTTGTCCCGACCATTTCTGGGGTACCCCTTTGCCTATCAGCAACACTTCAGGGGCAGCATTACAGATTATGTTCATGCCAGTTTTGCAAAAACGGGACATGAAAGCGATGGTTTACGGTGCGGGAATTCAGAGAATCAATCGACTTATTTTGAGAATGAATGAGATAGCTGATTTGGATTTTGCGAAAAAGATGAAGAATATTAAAAATCGCTATCGAAACAAGGTAAAGTTCCCTGACCCGATGCCTAGGGATGAAGTTCGTGAGCTTGAAAGGAACAAGTTGGAAAAAGACCTCGGGATTACTTCCCGGAAGTTCATTCTAAAGAGTAGAGGGCTGACCGATGCCCAAGCAAAAGATATCATGAAAGATGCCGATAAAGATCGGGAAGAAGAGGCCTTGCAGGATTACGAAGTAGGGCTTGGAAGCGGAAACGGAAATTTTGCTCGTGGAGGGTCCAGCGACACTCGGGGTGAAAAGATTTCTGAAGCCATGAATGACAAAGCCGACGGTCCGAATTCTCCTAAAGAGGAAGAATAGTTTGAATGCCAGCTGATAAAATACTTGGAGAGGTTGTAGACGTTTTATTCAGGTCTTGGGTTCGAGAGTCCAGATATGTCCGGACACCTTTTCAAAAGATGAATAGAAAGATTCAGGGAAGGTTGGGCAAGTCAGGGTTTAATGCCTCGGGGGAATGGATGCTTAAAAGAAACGCTGATAGACTTTCTGCGGCAATTCGGAAGGACATGGGTAAAGTCTTTAACGAGGTTGATTTAGAAATACAGTCTGCGGTGGAAAGAGCAGCTGCTAGAGCAGTTAAGTACCAGAAGAGATTTTTGAAGGCTGCGAATGTCCCCCTTTTAAAGAGTGCCGAAATCAATGCTATTCATAATGAAGCGTCGAAGATTTTGAACGAAGATTTCCCGAAGGGTTCTGGATTAAGCTATCGTGACCGGCTGAAAATGATAAGAATGCGGCATGAAAGAGAACTTCTGGGGTCGTTACGAGCTTCCTATAAGTCAGGAGATGCGTTAGCCCGTATAGCTAAAGAGGCCAAATTACGGCTTACGAGCAATACTCCCGGAGTAAAGGTACGTGTTTCAGGGGGGAGTGTTGCCAAGCAGGTCTCTAGGGTTATGGTCGCAGAGGAGGCTAGAATTTCTCATGAGATAGAACGGCGTATTTTGATCGCGCATAACGTTGAGTATGGTTATTGGAGGTTGAGCCCAGAGCATAAGTGGGAGGGGGGTTCAGAAATCTGTGAAGTATTGGCGGCGGGGACTGGTGAGGGGTTAGCAACTTCTATAAAGAGGGAAGAGCACGGCCCGCTTATCCTTGAAGGGCTTTATCGTCTAGACGCCTGGCCGGAATATCCCCATCCATATTGTAAATGTCATATGGAGCCTTGGATTTAATCGGAAAATTTAAGTTGAAATCAGGTTCATTAGACTATAGAATTATTGTGTTGGTCGTTAAGACTGTTTAACGGTTAATTTTGTTGGGGAGTCAAGTAGTTACCTAAAGGAGGCCGAAAATGGCGAATAGTGCTGGGAAAGTTACCGGTGGTGACCAGAG